TGGCGTCGCCCCGCTTCTACCCGTGTTTTGTCCGCATGACATTCCGCGCATAACGGTTGAGTATTCGCCGCGGTATCCTCGCCCCCTTCCCACAACGGCACGACATGATCGCGAATGGTCGCGATGCGCACATACCCATGATCCAGGCAGCGCCGGCACAATGGCTCACAGTCGAACAGCCGCCGCCTGAGCGTTTGCACCTGGCGCCCGCGCACCCGGTCAATCTCCCGATGGGCCCGCGGCGCCGGCTGATGCACCGGACACCAGCCCGACCGCGCCAGCGCCGGACAGCCCGGATACTGACAGGCCCCGACTAAGCGGCGACCCATGCACCTATCCGACTCATCAGCGCCACCGCGCCGCTAGCAGCCCCAAGACCAGCGCAAAGCCCAACAGAATAATGGCTAAGCTTTGCAGTTGGTCGAGCGTTAAGCCCATTGCCAGCCGCACACGTCGCACACCCAGCGCCGCAAGATGCGGTCATACGCAATTAAGCGATCCTCCCGACAGCCCGGACAGCGTGCCTCCGTTCGACTCGTGACCGCTACGCCCATTGGGATACGCCAGGTTGCCCACGCTGGCCCTTTTCCCCGTCGTAGCGGCTCTTGGCGCTGATCTCCTCGCCAATCATTCTCAGGCAATCCTCATGCGTCGCGCAGCGCCGGTCGTGGTAGCAGTAGCCCATCCGGTTCCTGAGCACCCGTCGGGCGTGCTCCCGCTCGTGCCGGGTCAGGGTCCGCGGCGCGCAGCGCTCTTGTTCTTTATTCTTCTGATAAGAGATAAGGATACGCGGCGACCTTAAGGACCCAGCTGGGTCCCTAAGGGTGTCCGTTTGGGTCCGTAAGGTCTGATACGATCCGACTCTACTTGGCCGATTGTTTTGCCAGCCCCCATACCGTGTCGTGGTCACCAATCCCGCTTCCGCCAACAGCCTCCGGGCCCGCTTCAACGTCATGAGCGACCAGCCGAACCGCTGTCTGAGCTCATCGGCGCGGGTCGCCACGCGGCCCGCCACGGCCCCCGGTTTCCGCCGCGCGGCATACTCCCGGTTTAACAGTTCAATGTAGAGCTCGAGCGCTTGTGCTGGGGTAGACTTCCGCATCCATTCCACCCCGCGCAAGCGCCGCGCATGGATCTCAATCGCCGCCTGATCAGCTTTTGCGAGGCGCGTGAATGGTTCCGCCCGCGCCATCCGGGCGGCGACCGCTGGGAGCTCTACATCTTGCGGGTGACGGGCGGCGGGGCGATCTGCTAGGCTACGCATCGGAACCTTTGGCGGGTTCGGCGGTTGACCATTTGCGCCTCGAGGGTTGCTCCCCTCGACCGCAATGCTCTTGGTCAGCCGCGTTTTATTGGGATCCGGTCGAGCACCGAACCGGAGAAATGCTGCTAGTGTAATCGTTTCGACGGCTGAGGCGGCGGCGGCAAACCACATATCGGGCCCCCCTCTCAACGGCGTGCAGGCCCGCTAGTCTGCGCCCCTGGCGCCGGCCCTTCACAGTTGGTACGAGTGACAGGCCCCTGTCAGACCACGCCCGACACCCGCGGCTTACTCGCCGATCGCCTCTTGGCGGGCGCGTTCCAATCGCGCGAGGCGGCGTTCTACGTCATCCGTCGCCGCCGCCAGGCGCCAGTGCCACCACAGCGCCCCCGCGGCCACGATCAGCACGACCACAGGCATCATCGGGATTTTGATCGCTTCGGCGCGGCGCCGCGCGGCGCCTCCACTAAACGCGGGCTTTGCACCATCGCATAGGCGCCCACGGTGTGCCCGGTCGGGTAATACCAAAGCTCCGGGTCGCCGGCATCCTTCCACAAACACTGCGGCGAGGCGTTCGGGCTCACACTGTCGTGAATAATGTCGTAGACGCCGGCGCCGGACCCGGCGAGTAAATAGACGGCATCGACCGCGTGCCCGTTGTATTGGTTCTGCCCGCCCGTTTTGCGAATGTGGCCCCACATCGGATCTTGCGCGTGCAGCGCCGTGCAACACGCTTCCGTGAAGCGCCCGCACCCGTCGTGTGTGCTCAAATCATGATCGCCCGTGTCATACACCGCTTGAATCACGGCGGCGGGTTCTTGCGGCACGGGCGGCGGCGTCGGGCTCGGCGCCGCCTCGACCGGCGTCAGGTGCACATCATCCAGAATAAAAATCGCGGCATCCTCATCGGTAGACACAATGCCGCGATTCCCAAACGGCTGATAGCCCACGCACACGATCGACAACGTGCTGCCTTGCGCGGCGACTTCGGGCGGCAGCGCCAGCACGTGCGCATCGCCGCGGCCGTTCACCGATTGCGATACGCCCACAATCAGGCGCCCATCATCCAGATAGAGCGACACTTCCGCCTCCGGCGGCGTCGCATAGATCACGAGTTCTGCCATCGGTCAGCCCTCCTCACGACTCGCGATCACGGTCCACCGATTGACGCCGTTCGGTAAGACATATTGCACGCGCCACACCCCAGAGCCCGTCAGGCGTTCCAGCTGTTCCGCGAGGTCGAGCGCCATCCCATCGACGATCCGATGACTTTCAATAATCACCGCGATCCAGCGCGTCATGCGGGCAGCGGCGGGCCGCCGCCCGACCCGAACCGCTCTGTAAATTCGTCGTTTGCCATAACGCTCTGCTGTTGGCCGGTATACCGATTAGTAATGACCCAATCTGTATCGTGCAATGGAAAGACACCCGTCAGCGTGTTCGCATAGGGCCCGCCGCTGGCTGGAAAGATCGGCTCGATCGCGGCGATCGCACCAATCGGCAGCGCCCCGCCGGCCCGATATTGCTCGGCGAATATTTTGTAGGGGCGCTCTGTGTATTGCTGCTGTCCCCCCTGTGCCGGTATTGGCATGGCTACTTCTCAATAGGTGTCGTACGTGCCACGCGCAAAAAAGAATCCCGGCGCGGCCCACGTATAGGGAATTGTCGGCCCGACTAGCCCGCCGCTGGACGCCACGACATAAAACGAATCACCCGTTAGCGCGGACGTTACGCATGGCGCTTGCAATGCGCCATTAAAGGTGATGATCCCGACTTGAAACGCATGGGTATTGACGCCGCCCGTTTGCGCGATAGGCGGCGGCGGCAGACCCCATGCAAAGATTCCACCCGCCGGCCCATACAACGTGGTGGATCCACACGTCATCGTGAGCACAAAATGCACCGTTTGCCCGATCCGAATATAGCGCCCCGCTAATGTGCCATTCCCGATCGCAACCGCCCCGCCCGTATTGGCCCAGGTCGGCGTGTAGGGTGTCCATGCCGCATAGATTGGATCGACAAACGCATCAATTTGGTTGTAGATCCCTTGCTTTTCGGCGTTGTTGACGATCGTGCCGGTCGTGCCCGTGCCGTCATCATCCGTCCAGGGGGTGCGGGTAATCGGCATCAGCAGCCCTCAGCGCGCATCATCGACCCACACATCCACGACGCCGGCCGTCCGGACCTTGTTGGCGCGCACGTGACGCCGCGGCGGGTGATTGGTCGCGATCGGCGTCACCTCGACATTGGTAATGCGCACATCATCGGTAATCGGCGTGCCGGCCGTGAGCGCAATGTGTTGCATGCGGCCCGGCTCGGCGTTGAGATCCTCGGTATCCCATTCATACGCGATCAACGGCTGCGCAAAGTCGGCGAGCTCGGCATCCGCGCGGGCTGTGGCGCCGGCATGGGAATAGCGCCCATCCTGCACCAGATGCTCGTAATAGCCATCGCTCCCTTCACGCGCGGCGATCGTCGCGGCGGCGGCATCATCTTGTTTTTTGACGACCATTACCGCCGGCGACCCTTGCGGTTGCGCCCGCATCGGCACCAGTGATTGCACCGGCCACGTCGGATCCGTCGTGGCCAGCCGATCATTGGCGACCGCCTTAATAAACGGCAGCGCTAACACTTGTGCGCCGGCCCCGAGCGGCGCTTGCAGCGCCCCATACTGCCCCGCCGCCGGCAAATACAACTCTTGCGGAATGCTCCCGCCGGTCGTGGCGTCGCGCTGAAAGAACACCGTTTGCCCGCCCGCCGCGACCCAGCCGGTTGCGGCGAATATCGTCATATCGACCACCGGGAGCACGGTTGCGCCGGCGGCGACCGCGGCCGTCGTGAGCGTGCCGGGCGGGTTGGCGCCCGGGTCGAGGCTCGGATTGAAATACTCGGCCGGCGTCGTGATCATCGACCCGAGCCGGGCAAAATCCGTGCGGTTCAGGCGGGAGTCATCAAATATATGCGCTTCCCGGAGCGGCACACTCACTTGATCTGTCGTCGCCGGCACCGCGAGCATGGTCGCCGTGCGCTGCCCCTCGACCCACATCCGGGTCCGCTGTTGACTCGCATCCTCGATCGCGCGAAAGGTTTTGAGCGTGGCGAGCCCATCGGTCAACGGTTGCGGGTCGCTGTCGTGAATCGGGCTCGGCACGGTCGCCGACCAGGCGCGCAACACCCGGTTGGCATCAATCCAAAACCCGCCGCCGATCTTGTTCGTGACGCGCCGCAGGATCGTAGACGGGCGCTCGTTCACGACCGAAAAGCCCGGCACACTCGGCAGCCCGGCCGGCACGCCGGCCGTGGAGATATTCCCGCGCGTGAACCGCGCCACGAGATCCAGGATCGTCGTCGTGACCGATTGCGCCGGATAGTCGGCCACGACTAAATGCGCGTCGAGCACCGCCATCCAATCGACGCACGTCAGCTCATACCAAAACCGCGCATCCGGCCCCGGCCGGCGACTGCGCTGCACCGTCATGATCAGCCCGGCAAATTGCACATTGCTCGCTGACCCGAACCCGATCCGGATCGGGCTGCGGGTCCGCGGCACAAACGGCAGCGTCGGCAGCAATGAGATCGTGGCGGTATCGACCTCATCGTTCAGGTTCCAACTGATTTGCCAGCCGTTATGGACGACATAGGGCGTAACCGGCTGCGGCACGCCGTCTACGTCAATCGTAAAGACGGCATCGCCGCGGTAATAGCCGCTGCGCGATGCGCCCGACCGCATGATCCCCGACCGTGCCTGCATCAGCGCCGGCTGATTTCCGGTGAGCGCCATTTACGCGGCCCGCCGCTTGTGCGTTAACCCGTGTTTGGCGTCAAGCGCTTGTTGGATGCGATCAGCGAGGCGCTGTTCCGAGCCCGGGTCATTGAATAGCGCCCCGCGGGCGTCGATAGTGACCACGACGGGCGCCGCCGCGGGCCCGCTCCCGAGCAGCGGCACGCCGGCCGTAGACGCCGCCTCTCGCGGCACGACCGCTTCCCAGCCGTGCAGCATGACCGGCGTCCCCGCGCCGAAATTCCGGTAGCCGTCCGTGCCGTGTTGAAAGCCCTCGAGCCCGCCGCCCGGCGTGCTGTAGCGCACTTCCACGTCATGCACCCGCTCAAAGCCCGGATCCCGATAGACAATTTCCACCGGCAATTGTTTCGGCATCCCTTTGAGTTTAGAGCTCGTTTGATCGACCGCGACGCCCAGCCCCCGCGCGATCGCGTCCGTCAATTTGCTGACCTCGGCGATCAGTGACTTGAACCCCGCCGACATACTCATGGCGAAGGATACGCCGCTGTCCTCGAGGTTTTCGATCTTGTTCCCACTGGCGTCCGTCAGTTGGCCCATCTCGGCCATCTGTTGCAGCATCGGGCGCATCGCTTCCGGCACTTCCACGCCCATCGCGACCGCTTCGCCGACGTAGGCGTTCACGGACGCCGCCATCTTTTCGGTAATCGCAACTTGATCGATCCCGGCCGACGTGAGCACCTGAAAATCTTTATAGAGCTGTTGCGCTTGCTGATCGAGCTCCTGGCGCTGCAATGCCGGCCCGAGCTCCTCGAGCGTGAACCCGTAGCGCTGCGCCGTTTGCATCACCAGATCGAGCGCCGCTTGTTGCGAGCCGAACGCGCCGGTTAATTCCTCGATCGCGGCGTTGTATTCATCGACGGTATCGGCGTGGAGGAGATTTGCCAGCGTCACGCCGGCGCCGGCCGCTTGGGTATTGAGCTCGGCGAGCCCGCCCGCCGCCGCAATGAATTGATCGCGCAGCGGGTTGACGGTTTTGCTTTCCTCATCTTTGCCGAGCAGTTTGCCGATCCCCTTCGTGGCGAGCTCGAGTGCCGGGCCCAGCAGCGTCCCGACCATCGGCAGCACCGAGCCCAGCGCCGACCCGATCACGCCCGGCAGTTTGGAGACTTGTGTGGTAATCGCGCCGCCGATCCCGCTTTGTTTCGGGTCGAGCAGAATATTCCCGACGGTCGCGCCCACACTTTGCAGCACGTTCCCGCCGCCTTGCAGGGCGCCCATGATCGACGCCGCCATCCCTTTTGTGAGCGACGCGCCGAGCCCGGCGAACACACTCGGCCCCGCCTCGAGCCCGGTTGCCGGGAGCCAGGACAACATGCCCTCTTTGAGCGGCGTAAAGTCGATGCCGACAAACCGTTCCAGACTCGTGCTGCTGTTATAAATCCAGGTATTGAGCGCCGCTTGTTGTTTCGCCGCTTCCGCGGTCGCCGCGGCGACCCGCGTCATCCGTTCCGCTTCGTCTTGGAACTCCCGTTCCACGAGAAAATTGTTGTATTGCCGAAGCTCGGCGTTGAGCTTGCGTTGCGCGTCCTCCTCTTTTTTCGTGGCTTTTTCGACTTGTTCCCGGCGCTCGACCTCTTGCTTCCGCTGAAAGTCGAGATCATCATTTAAGCGCCGGAGCTCATCCCCCATCGGCGCATGCGGCATCGCGGCGCCTTGCGGCAGGTTTTGCGCCCGGAACAAGCGCTCCGCTTCATCGGCCGCTTTTTTGAGCGAGGCGGCATATTCGGCCGCTTCGCGCGCCCGCTCTTTTTCGGCCGGGTCGATGCCGATTTTCCCCGGCAGACGCGCCAGGTAGACCAGCACTTCGGCGACCGCACTCCCGGTATTACGCGCCCAGCGGGCCAGCGTCGCACTGGCGGTATCGAGATCCTCGACCGTGCCTTCACTCATCCCATGCACGGAATCCTTCAGATCATCAAATCCCCGCTTCAACGTCGGGAGCACCTCGCGCCCGGTCTTGCCAAAGAGCTCCGTCGCCAAATGCGCTTGCAGCGCCGGATCCTTGACCTGGCGCAGCGCGTCGGAGATCCGAATGAATTGCTGATCCGGCGTGAGGCGTTTCAGGTTTTCAAATTGCAGCCCTAATTGTTCGAGCGCATTGACCGCTGAGTCATCGCCCGTGAGCATGCGTTCCTGAAACGTCGAGATCGCCCGCGACATTTCATCGATCGTGTTGCCGGTATCGTCGCCGGCCGCTTGGAGCGTTTGCAGCCCCTCGACTGAGATCCCGGTTTGCGCGCTAAATTTCTTGAGCTCCCCGGCCGTGTTCATGATCGACTTGGCAAAGCCCACGACCGCGCCAATGCTAAATGTCACGCCAAACGCGCCGGCCAGCGGCGCCAGCGTGCCGAGCATCTCTTTCAGGCCCGTGTTGATCGGTTTGCCGGCGGCGGCAATTTGCTCGAGCCCTTTCGGCACGGTCTGACCCATCTTTTGCAGCTTTTCGACCGCTTCGCCGGCTTTGGCGCTCACGCGCCCGAGCTCCGCGGTCGTGAGTTTGCCCACGCCGCCGATTTCCTCAATCGCCCGGGTCAACAGCGTTGCTTCGGCGACCAGCCGGCGCCCGGAGAATTGATCGACCATCGTGTTCAGGCGCGTGCCGACGGTCGCCGCGCCCTCACCGATCGACTTGACCGACACTTCGGCCTTTTGACAGGCCGCATAGAAGTCCGAAAAGTCGGCGAGAAACGTGCCGCTTAGGGCCATGTCACCGGGTCCGGCAGCGGCGGGCGCCCGGCGCCCGCTTCGCGGTTGACTTCCTCGACCAGCACGGCATAGACCTCGGACGGCAAATCGAGCAGATCGTCATACGTCCAATGCATCAGCCGACAGAGCTGCAAATCGCTCACGACACGAGCACGCCAGCCGGGCTTTTTTTTTCGGATTCCCGGAGCGCCCGCATCGCGTCATCGTGCGTCTTGATCGCCTGCACGATCGCGTGCCCGGTTTCCGGGTCGAGCCCAAACAGCGCCGCCCGCACCGTGCTATCGGGCTGCTGCCGAATCACGAGCGGCGCCCCGGCACTATCCAACATCGACCAGTCGAGCAGATACGCCAGCGCCAAACTGACGCCCACTTCCATGGGATCAATTTCGGCCTGATCGCCCGCGCGCAGCGTTTTGATAATTTGCGTTTCCGCCTGGCGCTGTTCGCCAAACGTCAAGTGCTTTTTGACCGACAACCAATCGCCGCCCGGGAGCTCGAGTTTGACTTCCTCCGGCGGGCGCATGCGTGACGGCATCGTGTCAGCCTTTCCGCGGGCCCAAGCGCCCTGTGAGCGTGGACCCGTTCAGGGTCGCGTCCAGCAATTGCCGGGCAAACGGCGGTTGCCCAGACGCCCGATTCTCCACAATGAAATACAGCGGCGCTTGCGCCAGGTGCACCGGATTACTCGACCGCACCGCGGCCCGGAGCAATCCGTCCGTGAGCTCCCAGGCGCCGAGCGCCGCCGCTTCGTGATAGCCCCACTGCACGACCGCGGCGACGCCGGTCATGCGCAGCGTGGACACCGGCACGATCTAGCGCCGCCGCGCCGCCGCTTCCCGTTCCGCCAGCAGTTCCACCGGCGGCGCCCCGCTCGGCGTCCGCACCCATTCGCCGTTGGCACTGGCGTTGCCGTCGATGGTCACCGCGGCCGACACGCCGCCCTTGATCGACACGTCCAGCCAGGCCGGGCCCGACAGACAGAAGGCATTGCCCACATCCGGATAAATCGCGATGATGCACCCGGTCGGGGATTCCGCCGCCTCAAATAACGTGTCATCGGTCGAATCCCACACGCCCGAAAACGTCAATTTCACGTCGTCGAGGCCCTTGACGTAGGTCTTATTTTTCGAGCCCAGCGCCGTTGTTTCGACCTTATCGCTCGTGCGGTCGATGCTGTATTCCGTGATCAGCGCGACCGGCACCGGCGGCGCCACGCCGTCTACAGAGACACACAACACGCCGTTTTTGCCGTGAATGCCGGGCGGGTTCGTCGGTTGCACTGGGGCAGGCATAGTCGTAATCTCCCTTTTAGCTCGGCGTGATCATTAGTTCGTAATAGGCGCCCTGATGTTGCCAGCGCTGATCGGTGACTTCATCGACTTCCGGATACCGCACGACCCGCACCCGTTGGATCAGCATCGGGGCGTAGTAGCCGGCGACCGTTAAGGCGGCATCCTGCAACAGCGCATGGATCCGCGCCGCGGCGGCATCGACCGCGGCCCCGCTCGTGCCCCGCTGCACCGCTTTGACCAAATATTCAAAGCGCTCCCACAGCACGCCGCCCGGCAGCGCATAGGCGTCCGCGTGCTCGGCGTGCGACACGAGCACAAACAAATCCCGATCGGCCGGCGCCAGGGCCCACCAGACGCCGCCCGGCATCAGCGCCGTGAGCTCGGCATCCGTGGCAAGCACCCCAATGACCGCCGCATCGACCGCGCTACTCTCCGCCATCACGCCGCCAACAATTCCGCTTCCGTCGCGACCACGTGCAAGCCGGCCCGTTCAATGACGCCGATCAGCGCATGGTGCATCAGCCGGCGCTGCCGCTGCGCGATCGGAATGAAAATATGCAACGGCGGCATCGCGCCCTTGATCGCGCCCGTTGCCGTTTTGCGCAGTTGCGTCCCGTGTTCCGCCCAATACGCATGCGGCGCCGTATTTTTCACGACCCAGCGGGCCCCGACCCGGCTGGAATCGCCGGTCACGATCAGGCTGTTGCGCAGATTCCCGGTCCATTCGTGCTCGGCGTATTTCGCATCCATCAGCCGCGCCGCTTCCTGCGCATGCGCCGCGACAATCACGGCCGCTTCACTGGCGAGCGCCGCGGGCAATTGCCGGAGCGCCGCTTGAAATTCGCGCAGCCCGGAGATCCGCAATTCATTGTGGGCGCCCACGCTATTGCACCTCCGCGCACACGAGCGTGAGCGTCAGATTCCGCTCCGCGTCGTTTTGCACACTTTGCACCTCGAGCACGCGGCCCCGAAACGTGATCCGGGTCGCGGTCGTAATGCCCGGATGAAAGCGCCCCCGGACTAAATGCGTCGCGGTCGTTTGCGCTGTGCCGGCGATCAGGCGCTCGAGATCGGCCGCGGTCGCCGCCTCGATCGCACAATGCCACGCCGCCGGCGTGAGCGGCGTCCAGCCCTCGGTATACCCGCCCGACCCGTCCGGCACCGGGTCGCCTGGCGCCTCGAGGGTCACCAGATGCCGAAACGTGCCGAAGGCCGTCATACCATCCCCGGATCGCGAAAATGGCGCAGCAGCGCCGCCACCGCGGCCCACACGTCGGCATCGCTGGCAATCCCCGCCGCCTCCGGGCGCATCGTCTGCCCGCGCTCATACAGATGCGACAGCACGACCAGAATCGCTTGCTGCACCGGGTCCGGCACGGTCGTATCGGTCCACGTCGGATCCGCGCCGTGCTGCAAATAATCCAAGACGATGTTGGTTGCCTGGCGCCGGCGGAGATCCACGTCGGCATCATGATCGGTGTCCGTGATCCGGAGCTCGAGTTTGGCGACCTCGAGGGTCACGAGCGGCGGCAGCGTGACGTGGTAGAACTCGAGGGGCGGCGTCATGCGGGCGGGCCCATCGGCACGGTCGCCGGCGCCGGCGCCGCAGCATCCCGCGCAGCCAGCGCCTCGAGCGAAAACATTTGCTGCTGCAAATAGACACTTTCGCCGCCGGCGA